ATGGTAACAATGATATGGTAACAATGATATGGTAACAATGATATGGTAACAATGATATGGTAACAATGATATGGTAACAATGATATGGTAACAATGATATATATATATAGGTTCCAAACTTTTTGGAATAATGTTAAAGTGATGGCTAAGATGATAAAGTAGCTTAGCACACCCAGTATACAACCTTATATGGAATTTTCACTTGGAGAAGAGAGTCCGACAGGTATCACTATTGAAAATCTGTTAAACCGGGAGGGTGATATTTTGCCATTTGGTCTCTTCAAACCTGAGTTGGAAGGTAAGCTGACATGGATGTGCAACTATGGAACGGAGGGTGATATTATAAGTGTATTTTCCATGATACTTGAAGATAAGAAAAATGAGAGAGACGTTAAGATATTGAAGGATATGGTAGAGGCAAAGTATATGAGAGATGAACTTATCAAAGATGGATGGAGACCTTTAATTCCTCCTGAGATCAAATTCACTGTATCTAGTAACGAACCCAAACCACCCAACCGAAAAGAGAGGAGAGAGATTGAAAAAAAGTTGAAAAAAAGGTAAGTTAGAAAAAATGGAATTCTGAGGTAAATGTACCGATAGATTTTGGTTGTGGGGATACTACTAGTAGCTTTACTAGAGATATGGAGGAGGACGATTTGGATTATGCGACGATAATAACTTTGATGTTTATCGGATTCTTTTTGGATCTCTTCTTTTTCAATATAGTATCTATAAATTCTATATCTGGAATATTTATGGTTATCGTATTTCTGTCGACGGGTAGGTATCGGTATCTATACTTGATACCTCTAGTAACAGCCCTGGTGACTGCATGTTATATGCTTCATCAACCTTATAGTGGAGATGGAGTGGTCTAATCTAAAAGTCGAAAGTTTCGTTTGTCATACCAAACGAAATTAACTATATCTACTCGACGTTCCTAACGATACCCTAACGAGTTCCCACTTTGCAATAAGTTGCCGGGATGGGTTTGTTTGGATTATAGACTCCCAATCTAGACCCCGTTTTCAAAAGGTTAGCAAAATTCTTCTTAAATTCCGATCCATGTTCTTCTTCACCTTCTGGGGTGACCACGTGAGCTAGCTCATGGAGAGCGACGTACATTATAGTGTTGATATCATAATTCTTACCTGTCACGGGATCGGTAAGGCATAGAGTTATCACCTCCTTGTTCTCGGTATAGGCACTATCACCAGTTCGTAGAGGTATGTCGGAATATTTTGGATCGATGGCCGTAAAGTTACTCTTGACCTGTTTCAACAGAGGTATAGAATTGCTTTGATCATGATTTCGAGATGTAAGTTTATATATAACTACCGCCGCTATAGCGATAGCTGCTATAGCTATGACACCAGGAGACGGCATACTGTTAACCATACATATAAAAAGTTTGTAATCTACGTCTCGATTGTTAAGGTAGGATTACCTCCAGATAAACTTACCTTACCGCTAACAAAATTATTAATGTAGTTAGGATATATTGAACGACGATATATTGGTGGCTTACCGATAACCAGAAAAATGTTATGTTGTATTTAAAGTATAATCTAGTGGTGTCAGGTTCGGTGGCCGGAAGTCATTCGATCGGAAGTTAGACTAACCTTATCGATGGACCCACAAGTGGACGATATCGATCCGTTAGCTCCCAGAACTATCCAGTTCAAAGCTTTTTATTGGAATTATGAAGAGACTGAAGAAAAGGAACTTTTTATTCATGTGGGAGGACGTACAGCCGACGATAAAAGTGTTCATTGCAAAATTGCAGGATTTACACCTTTTGTATATCTAGAGTTACCCACTAGAGTTAGATGGAATAAAGCGAAATGTATAGCTCTATTTGAATATTTTAAGAAGATAATGAAGGCAGATGGCCCTTTACAATATTGGCTGCAACAAAAATATATGTTAAAACACAAAAAATTATTCAATGCGATCTGTCTATCATTCCCAAATGGTAGAGCTGCGACTCAAATCGCAAATAAATGTAAAAATACAAGATCTATGGTCATAGAAGGATTGGGAACTTTTTATTCAGGAGAGTTTAAAATACATGAACACAACATAGACCCTATCCTTAAATTTACGGCTACCAAAGAGATCCAGTTGGCCGGTTGGTTGGAGGTGGATGAGACCATATCAGATGAGGAGGTGGGTATGGATGCTGAAGAGAGAAGATATACCACAGCCGACATTGACCTTGTGGCGAATTGGACAGATGTAAGACCATACAACCCACCTGAGATGATAATAGTAAAACCCATCTACTTTGGTTTTGATATTGAGTGTTACTCTAAAAATCACAACTCTAAACTTCCGGATCCTACCGATCCAGAGAATGAAATTTTTTCTATATCTATCGAGACAGGTAGGTTCGGTGATTCACATGACACTACCTCCAAAATTTTATTAACCCTATTTAATCCGCATGATATTAAAAATGTTGATGTTAGACGTTTTGGAAGTGAGAAAGAGCTTTTGTTGGAATTTCGAGATATTATTAATGAAGTGAATCCAGACACATTTATCACCTATAACGGTATGAAGTTTGATTGGCATTACATTATCAAGCGTGCTGAGCTACTAGGTATCTATATGAAGGTTGCGCAGATGTCAAGGATATATGGAAGGCGTGCCGATCTCAAGACCGTAAAGTGGTATTCATCCGCCTATGGTGAACAAGAATTCATGTACCTTGATCCTTTTGGTAGAACAAATGTAGATGTTCTTCTTGAAGTCGAGAGAAATTATAAACTACCCAAGTATAATCTTGACTATGTAGCAGAATCTTTCCTCAAGAAACACAAGGATGACGTCACCCATAGGCAACTTTTCATGTTCTATCAACTTACCAATGACATGACCCCTATAGTGGAAGAGTTACCAGACGGTATTATTCCCAGGGGTCGCAGGATAGAGATTAAGATGATGATGAAGGAGATCCTACCTCGACGAAGGTGTCACGGTGTGGTGTTGGAATTAAGAAAAAAGTTGATGGATGCCAAAACTGGTCTCGATTTTAAGAATGGAGTAAGAGATGCACTCACTATCACCGGTACATACAACGTACAGGACACTGTACTGACTGTAGAGCTATGTGAAAAGTTGAACCTATGGACTACCATGGAGGCCACCAGTAACTGCATGAACGTACCCATGTCATACCTCCACACTAGAGGTCAACAGATTAAGGTGTTGGCGCAAGTATATCGAGAGACACTCTTTAGAGATATCGTCATCCCATTCAAAAATAAGGATGCTGAGATTGTCAAATACCAAGGAGCTATAGTCATCGAAGCTAACCCTGGTGACTATGATAATGTGGTGTGTCTCGATTTTGAAAGTCTATATCCCTCTATTATAATAGCCTTTAATATCTGTTATACGACCCTTTTGGAGGACAATGACCCAACGCCGGACTCTGAATGTAACGTAATCGAGTTTTCTGACCACATTGGATGTGACCATGATCCAAAGAAGAGGAAGAAGAAGAAGAAAGATATTCTATGCAAAGATCATCGTTATCGCTTCCGCAAGGTCGTTATCCATGCAGACGGCACTCGCGAGCATGAAGGTATTATGCCTCGTCTTGAGCGTAGGTTGTTGACCGAACGCAAGTCAGTAAAAAAAGAGATGGCAAAGCTCGATGCCAAGTACAAGATGGCTATGGGTACCGCCATGCCAGAAGACATTGCATACTACACAAAATGTGGATGGGATGTTGTGGAAAAAGGTAGCTTATCCAAGAAAGCTTTGGAGATATTGAAGATAGGGTCTCAAGTGTTGAATGCGCAGCAATTGGCATTGAAGGTATCGGCAAATAGTGTGAGATCAGATACTCCTATACCATGTATGGTAGATGGGAAATTTAAGTATATGCACATTGAAGACCTTGCTGAAAAAGGTACGTGGAAAAAAGATAATGATGGTAATGAAATTAGCAAACCTTTAAAGGGTGTGCAAGTTTGGAGCGACATTGGATTCACAGATATAAAATATGTGTTTCGACATCCATCGACGGGTATTATTAAGAGGGTGGTAACTCATACCGGTAGTGTAGATGTAACAGAGGATCATTCTCTGTTGGATTCAGAAGGGAATGAGGTTTTAGGTTCTGAAATAGAGATTGGAGATGAATTAATGCACGTCCCCGTTCCGACACCGAAAGATACTCCAAAGGCCCCTAGATACAGAACACTAACAGATGATATTATATCCAAACACGAGTTGAAAACACTCGTAGACGAGCAAGCATTTATATGGGGTCTATTTTTCGCGGAAGGAACTTGTGGACTTTATGGTTCTTTACACGAAAAGAAAAGCACATGGATTATCTACAATCAAGATCTTAGTCTATTAACTAGGGCGCAGAACATTTTGAACAAAATAGAAAAAGATTATACATTCCAAATCAGAGATTATAGATCTAGCAGTAGTGTGTACCATTTAAAGCCGTTTGTTAAGAGCAAATCTATTCCTGAATTGGTGGAAAAATATAGGAAGATGTTCTACAACAATCGTGGACGTAAGAAAATTCCAGATGAAATATTAAGAGCGCCCATCTCTGTAAGAGAAGCATTCTTTGTGGGATATTATGCCGGAGATGGAGCTCGCCATTTGAGTATGGGAATAGTTATGCAAAACAAAGGCAATCTTGGTACTTCTCAACTCTGTTATCTAGCCAAATCTCTTGGATATAAGGTGAGCATAAGTCATCAACATGACGATATTTATAGATTACAATGTTGTACAAAATTTAGAATCCAGAAATATACAGCAATTAAAGATATCTCAGAGGCTCCAGAGGAAGAAAGCGTCAGAGTGACACAAACTCCTGTAATTAGAAACGGGGAAGAAATAAAACTAAAAGACGGTGTATGTCAATATAAATCTATTAATATTCATTGTCAACGCACACCAAAGCAAACACTACTTAACAGTTTAGACGAAGCTATTATAAACATGGAACGTAGAGGAATGAGAATTACATCGTACAACACCAAAGATAAGAAGATAACATACGAGTGTCCTTCATGTGAAAATATATATTCGATCGAACTTAGAGTAGCAAACATGGGAAAAGAAGCTCGTAGCGATAAAACATGTGAATGTGAAGTAACTTATACTCATACGCAGTCAAAGATGGATGAAGAAATTAATCCGAAAGATTATGTCTATGATATTGAAACTAAGAGTCATCATTTTGCCGCCGGGATAGGAGACCTTATAGTTCATAATTCAGCGTATGGTGGCATGGGTGCACAAACGGGTTTCATCCCATTAGTAGAGGGTGCAGCATCAGTAACTGCAATGGGACGTAAACTTATCACTGAGGCTATTAGATACGTTCTGGAAAAATACAAAGGAGTTGCTAAATTAGTATATGGAGATAGTGTTACACCTACCACGCCCGTATTAATCAAGGAAAATGGAAGAAGTAGATATGTCAACATAGAAGATGTACCTGTAGATAAAGATGGATGGTATGAAGAATATGATAAAGAGGTTGCGGGTGTGAGAGACGATGTAGAAGTATGGTCTGACATGGGGTTCACGAAAATCAGAAAGCTTATAAGACATCACACCGATAAAAATTTATACCGCATACTCACACACACCGGATCGGTGGATGTCACCGAAGATCACTCTTTGTTGGACGAAGATGCGAATGAAGTTACTCCTATGGATGTTGATATAGGGTCGAAATTGTTACACACAGATCTACCTGAAATTGAGTGTGTTAAACCAGATATGATTTTTAGAGAATGTGCATATGCCATGGGTCTATTTTTTGGAGACGGATCTTGCGGATATTACAATTGTCCTTCTGGTAATAAAGCTTCATGGGCTATTAATAATACCGATCTTAATTATCTTGATAAAGCTAGAAATGAACTTATGAAAGCATATAAATTCAGTTTTAGAATACTTTACACAATAGAAAGTAGTGCTGTTTATAAATTAGTTCCTAAAGGTAAAGGAATAATAAATTTTGTGAAAGAATGGAGGCGTCTCTTTTATAACGATCGTAAACAAAAGATAGTACCAGAGGAGATAATGAATGCACCTTTGGATATAATTGAACGATTTATGGAAGGATATATGGATGCTGATGGCGATAAGGAGTATGATCGATTTGATAATAAAGGTGCTATAGGGGCTGCAGGATTATTGTTTTTGAAACACCGCTTAGGTTTTAACACTAGTGTAAATTGTAGGCTCGATAAGATAGATGTATACCGAATTACATGTACTAAACTTAAACAACGTAAAGAGCCAAATGAGATTAAAAAGATTTATGAATTGGGTAAAAGTGATGATTATGTCTATGACATAGAGACTGACAATCATCATTTCGCAGCTGGCGTTGGCAAACTTGTTGTTCATAATACCGACTCATCGATGATCACCTTTATCGGCAAGACAACGGAGGAGTCTTTCGCTTTGGGTGATAAAATCTCAAAAGAAGTATCCCATTATCTGAAAACGTATCTTTTGGGATTCGCCGAAGATTATGAGATTGAGTGTCCCGATGATGGTAAGATGTATCGTATAGACCGTTACCCTCGTGACAAGATGACCAATCTAGAAGATGTCAAAAAGATACACATCTACCAGTACGATGCCAACCCCATCAACCTACAATTCGAAAACCTATACAAGAGATATTTTCTTCTTACCAAGAAGAGGTATGTGGCTCGAGCCACCAACCGTAAAGGTGAGATAACTGCAAAGATCAAAAAGGGTGTGGTAACCGCTAGGCGAGATGGGTGTTTTTATCTACATGACATCTACACTAGGATAGTAGACTCGATTCTTGACAACCGCCCAGAGGCAGATGTTATGAATATCATCTATGATGGAGTTCATAAACTTTTCACTAGACAGGTACCAGACGCTAACCTTATACAGTACACTGCCGTTCAGAACGTCATCTCATATGCTAAAAAATTCAAGATCAAAAATAGTGATGGTACCACCACCGAGACCGATGAATATGTCGATGAAGAGGGTGACCCTATTAGCACCTCTCAAGGTGAAACATTGGGACCTCTAGACCCGAGACTTGTATATCCTAACCTCCCCCAGGTCTTACTAGCCCTCAAGATGATAAGAAGGGGTGATGATGTACCTCCGAATACACGTCTGGAATATGTATATCTTGAAAATTCAAAGGCAGATTACCAAGGGGAGAAGGCCGAAGACTATACTTTTTATAGAGAGAATAAAGATATATTAAAACTTAAACCTGATCACCTTCATTACATTGAAAAGCAACTTTCTCGACCCATCACAGAGGTAATTAATGTAAAGTATCCTCGCATCAAAGTCCCCTATGAAAACATCGATGACAAGTTTGACAGGTGTGTTAATGGATTGAGCGATCTACTGAAACATCGAGTAAGAAATATCAAGACCATCGATCATACCGACTATCCAAGTATACCCCCTAGTGCGACCCCTACTGACGTGGGAGTGAAGGTAGGGTGGGATGCTATAGGTAACCCCAAAGGTAAGATTTGCTATATTAGGCGTCCTCCTCCTATTCGAGTATACAAAAATCAGATCGCTCAAGTCCAATACATTCTCAACTCTATGAAAAAGAAAAAGTTAGACCCTAAAATTGTCAATGAGATAGATCCGAAAAAATACCCTGAACTTTTAAATGTATGTCTGGAATTGAAATCTAGGCACACCCTTGACAATCTTCATTACATCTATGGAATTAGAAAACGAAGCCACTGCAAACCCACACAGACAGGCGCCAAGTTAAGAGTCAAGACCAAAGATGAATTCGTTAACGTTTTTTTAACTAGAGATATTGGAGGATATAAGAAACACTCAATGGGAATGTTGCAAGATATAAGGGAAGAGGTCGACCCTAATTCGACAAAGAAAGCTAAAACTTATTACTATACATTGAAGATGAAGAGCGAAGCTATGGGTGATAATACCGACATTGTCTCATCATCGCCAGACGATGGGATATTAAAAAATATACCACGGTCAGCCATCACCACATATTACTATAAAGATGGTAAGATAATGAAAGACATCCTAGCGGCAAGGACATACTATAAACTCATCGTAGAGCAACTATCACATCTTTTCAAAGGAGAGGAATATGAGGTCAACCTTACCATCCCCGAAGAAGACGACGAGTAATGTGGTTTTATCCTACCCCCAAATTATACCTTTGGTTATATAGAGAATTTAGCATAAGTAAATTATATAGTAGATTTAGTATGCACGTTGTTACCCTAGGTGTTCTTGTCGCGGCTATGACAGCCATGGCCTTCCTATGGCTAAAGTATAGAAAGGAAAATATGGGTGGGTATGGAACTATATCGGGTCTATACTATAACAACAATGCTAAGCATTGCTTCAAAAATATATATGATCCTCCGGATTTCCCAGGTTATTGTGAGACGATAGGTACGGTAGTTATATAAGCTTCGCTTATTTCTACTTAGTAAATTAATAAATCTGTAGGTAGCTATACTCCCAAAATTCCATCATATAGTTAAACTTTAGCATAACTAAAGTTTATTAATCTACAATGCTACGCTCGCTATTATGAACTTTATTCATAGCCTTTTTAGATGTAGCACGAAAAATGATATAAAATATAATATCATCTAAACTAAGTTTAGTCCATCTATAGGTGTATCTCCGCGTCAACCTAGTAGATGGAGTGTTCCGTATGCATGTCCCCTATACGCAAAATTCATAGGTTTGAATGCCCTATGTGCCTGGATGGGTCGGTATGCATCAAGTGTGTAGCCTCTTACATTATCCATCCTGACCATAAGATTGAGTGTATGATATGTCATCGTGAATTTCATATAGATTTTGTGTGGAATACCTTTTCTGAAGACACATTTTATAAGGTATTAGAGAAGAAACAGAACATGTTGCTGGATCAACAAAAATCGCTACTACCATCTACGATGCCTTTGGTAGAAGATTATCTCCACAGACTTAAATTAACAGAAGAATACAAGGCTCTGGATGAAATTCGACTCGCTCTTGAAAACCAACTAATTGTTGTCGAAACTAAAATGAATAATCTAGAGCATGATCTGAATTCTTCTTCTTATGATAAAAACGCAATCTATGAATTCCATTGCCCAAATCACGATTGTAAAGGATATATTAAGACGGGTACTTTAGAATGTACATTATGTAAAACCAAGATATGCAAGAAATGTCATGCTATACGTACCGTCAAACACAAATGTACCAAATCTGATATAGCCACAGCTAATATGATCAAGAAGGATACCAAACCGTGTCCTAAATGTGCCGCTAGAATTCACAAGATTGAAGGTTGTTCACAGATGTATTGTACGGCGTGCAAGACAGCTTTTGATTGGAACTCTGGTAGGATAGAGACGGGTGTTATTCACAATCCACATTTCTATGATGAACAGCGAGATGCGGTAGGACCTATAAGAGTCATGGGAGATATACCATGTGGCGGACTAGAGTACCCAATCTTCGAGTTGATGGATATATTACCCCAAGATATATTTACCAAGTATATAAATTTATATACTCGAACAGCCGAGATACAAGACTATATGCTCAACCTTAATCGCAATCCAGAAATCACCACAGATACCTTGGCCAATGTTAGGATCAAATATATCATCAAAGAGATATCGGATGAAGATTTTAAACAAGCATCATATGATGCATTGATAGCTCAAGAGGTGGCTATAGACGAAAGGGAGATCCTCAATACATATTTAGCGTGCATGATAGAAAGACATAACAGCATCGGTATCGAGGCGAGAACTATGGTGGATGGTATGTATGATATAGAAGATCCCAAAATTATTAGAAAGACTAGCAAGAATATAGCAAAATACATGACCGATATGTTGGACGGTATGGATATTATATTCGATCTTACTAAAGTTACCCTATGGGAAAAATGTGAAAAGGAGTTGGACCTAAATAAACCTTTTTATAAAGATATATTATACGATAACGTTATTGGAGCGTTCGTTCAGAATATAATTAATACTGAAGTGGTACTACATTAATATAATCTATTGATTGTTAATCTACTAGAGGTAGATTAATATACTGAGATAAAGTTATACTGTATGGATAGTAGCACCCACAACGTAACGCCTATACTACATATAGTATGAGTATGAACTCTTCTGTTCCTAAGAGATCACCCGTCAAAGGTAGGAAATTTTGGGGTCCTAAATTTTGGGATGTTATACATATACTATGCAGTACATACGAACCAAGTCAAGCACAGGCTCTTAAATCTTTTATCGTGGGATTGACATTACTACTTCCATGTCCTACATGTAGAGAACATCTTAAAGAGAATCTGAAAAAATACCCCATAGATGGATACCTTCGTAATAATCATGACACGTTCTTCTGGTCATACATGATACATGACGCTGTTAACCAACAGTGTAATAGTAGGATACACTCTGAAGATGGAGAAGATGTTGAAAAAATATCACCCCCCTTTGATGAAATTAAACGTTATTATTTTACGGCCCTTGGTGAAGAATGTAAGATGTGTCAGATGTAAGTATAATATACATCTATGTAATATATAATATACATCTCACCTGTCACGTTTTATAATTTTCTTTTGTATTCCACACCGCGTATATGTGGTTATAAAGAAAATGCAAACGATGTTAAACATTCATACGACGGGGATAGTACTACTCGTAGTAGTTAATGTCGACCATTATTGACAAAACTTTTCTTATCCACATAGGCATAGAGCTTGTTGTGGTAGGTGGTCTATCTTTCTGGTTGAATAGAAAGATATCTGTGGTAGATGCTAAATATACGGCGCTACTAGAAATTATATCAAAGCAACAATCGATCATAGATACACATGACCGTATACTTAGAGCTATAGTTGAAGAAGCGAACCGAGGTGCACCGAGGGGTATGGTTTCCACCCCACCTACCCAACCTTCCATTCCCGTCATCACCCAATCTCAACCTCGAGCATCATCATCTACTGAAAATGTAATGGTATCTCCACCATCTAGTACCCAGATAATTATTGATAGCGATGAACCTGATGAGACTGCCATAGACTCCCTGTTGGATAAAGAGCTAAATTCCCTAAAAGAAAAAGATGTTACTACACCTACTTCCGGAGATTATTTAGAGATTGAAACCATAACATCAAAAGACTTAAAAGAAAAACCGGTAAAAACAAGTGGTAAAAAAAAGTCTCCGAATGGAGGCACCCAATAATAGAAATGTACAACGAGAAGACGGGCAAGATGGAGATATTGCAGAGCGTTATCCAGAACCAGAGTTTCTCCCCATTAGACTACCTCCCAAAATTTCAAATGCCAACCTTTCTTGGGGATTTGATCACCAATCTAAATGTAGATATAAATGTGCAACCTCAAGAGAACACTATCGCCAGTGGAAGTATATCTATTATAATCATCTAATGAATATGTATGCCTCATTTGAACAACATATGAATATTCAAGATACCGACCAGAACGCAAACTCATCTAAAATAAACTTCAATGATTTTATAGTATTCGTATATAAACATTCATCTGGATATATAACCGATGTCGTTTAACAAGAAAGATTACCAATATGAAAGGTTGGTATTGAATGATGATAGTAATCTATCAAATGACTCTTTGAAGAAAAAGTTAAAAAGTCTAAACCCTAATGAAAGCCTTGTAATAGATGAAGGTAATTCACGTAATGCCGAAGCTGTCGCAGATCGTGGTAAAAGATATAAATATCCATCACAGCGAAGCATAGACATATTTACCGACCTTCAGCAGTTTGCTTCGTCACAAGGGCTTCCTTTTTTGGATAAGTGCAATGCGGTGGACTTTGCAATCTTTGCATCTAGATATACTCCAGATGCATGGGAGAATTATTAAAATCTTTAGATTTAGAATTTGCTTCAGAGAAGCAAATTAAGTTCGCAGGGATGAATCCACCTTTATTGGATTAGTAAAAATGTAGATGTCTCAACAAGGTAGATTCAAACTCCGAATATTCCGTTAGACTTATAGGTATATAGTCGATATACCCATCGGTCTCTTCGACTTTCGAAATTAAGATGAATATGTTAATTCTTCCAAACTCTTCCACCACATCAGATGGCAGACATAAAGTGATAGGGAAGAATGGTCTTGTGATAATAGAATCTCTAGATTTCAGATAAGACAACAAAGGTATTAGAGTACCATCATAGTAACGCAGATCATACCCTATAGTCTTATTATCAAAGATGATGGTGTGACATGACATAAACTTTGGTTCCGCCAAAGTTTGGTTATCGGTCATAAACTTGGTCCCCACCCAAGGTTGACCTTGGATATTAAACTTTTCACCATATGTATTTTTGATACGAGTGAGCGATCTCGATACCAACTCTGGTATATCAAATGTATCTACATCTATCTTTTCTATCTGCATAATCTACTAAAGTTATATATCTACCCAAGGTAGTAGTAGTTATATAACTAGTAATAGATATCAAAATTTTAATTTGGAAGCTCTTTTATTTCGGTAACCGAAATAAAAAAGACATAATCTGACTCGTAAGAAGCACTCTGACCATAGGTTGGAAGTTAAATTTACGAAGAGAGCGATTCAAGGCATTTTTGGAATGTTTCATAGATCTCTTGCTTCTTAAGTTCGACCTTAGTAGAAGATGTGGGTACCTTTTTCTTAGCGGATCCTGGAGTACCGGGGGTACCAGGAGTCTTTATCTTCTTAGGAACTGGCAAAGGCTTGGCAGGCTTGCCCTTCTTGGGAGGGGCTGGTAGAGGTTTAGTCTTTTTGGTCTTAAGTTCACCAAGCTTAGCCTTAATCTTCTCAACCTCTTCCTGATCTACTCCTTCATCTAAAAGCTCATCAAGCTTGGATTGAATATCGGAGATGCTCTTTGGCTCTTCTTCAACCTCTTCCTCGACTTCAACCTCTTCCTCGACTTCAACCTCTTCTTCAACCTCTTCCTCGACCTCCTCTGGTTCGGAGATTTTGAGTTTCCTACCCTTCTTGGCGGCTACCTTTACCTTTGCCTTGGAAGGAGCTTCAATATCACCGCCCAACACTTTTTGAAGGTTCTCAATAACAGATTTGGTACCCACTATGACCCTCTCATTGACATTGAGTATCCACTTATTCTTACGAGATGTTGCAGTATCCTTCACACATTTGCCTGAGGATGTACTGCATATCTGACCGTCATCACAAGGCTCTTCGTCAGGGTCATCACATCTATCCTTTTTGGCAACCTTCTTAACCGTCTTCTTGGTGACCTTTTTAGCGGTCTTGCGCCCCTTGATCTTAACCTCAACCTCAACCTCTTCTTCGGGCTCTTCGGGTTCAACCTCTTCTTCGGGTTCAACGCCTCCAAATTTTTCCTTATATTCTTCAACCTTTTCAGACGTACCGACGATACCTAATTCTTCATCATATTCGTATTCATCTCCAAAGAGCGCCTTCAAAGTCTTCTCACCATAGGGAGTTCCAGCCTTGGTCTTCTTAATACATTTACCAGTGTCGATAACAAGGATCATGCTGTCGTCACACATCTCAGATTTTTCAACCATTTGAGCCTTGGTAGGTGCCTTAGCAACCTTCTTAACTGGAGCTTTCTTAACTGGTGCCTTCTTAACTGGAGCTTTCTTAACTGGAGCTTTCTTAACTGGTGCCTTCTTAACTGGAGCTTTCTTAACTGGAGCTTTCTTAACTGG